CCCCGTAGAGAAAGTCATAGATGAAAATGACCCAGACGCACAAGCCTGGCTCAAAAAAATCCATCAGACTGTCTCTCCGGTGCAGGACGAACTGGAAAGGGAAAAAGCCGAAATACGCCAGTTTGCTTTGGACGAGTTCTTGAGCGACAAGCCATCACTCGCCAAATCACCGGAGAAGCTCAAAGCAGTCCTCTCGACTTACGACAAAATCAAGGTCGCAAGCGAGCGGACTAAAGAGGGCGTTATCCTGGACTTGCGTCGGGCTTATGCTGCGGAGTTTAACGACGAACTTCTTGAGGCAGACCGCCAGAATCGGGTTGAAGGCGTCCGACGGGACGCTGCATTTTCCGAAGCTGGCATAAGCCGAGGTTCAACCGCTTATTCCTCTCCAAAAGAGTCACGCCCCAAATTGACGGCGGAAGAAGAGAAACTTGCCATAAGGTGGTATGGTTCTATTGAAGCCTACGCCAAGATTAAGGCCGAGCAAGACAAAAAATTGGAAGAAGCCGTATAGGAATAAGTTTTAAAGTCGTGGTTGGACATTTATCAAGCAACAGATACTTATGTCACTTACATCACAGACTCTTTACGGTGCGCAGCAAACCACTTCCCCCAACAATCCGACTAATACTGATGGCGGACGTGTAATCGGTCAAAATTCGGCAGTTTTTACTGCTAACGATTTGGTTACGGTCACGACTACTGGTTTGGAAGTTGCTACTGCTTCGACTGACATTTATGGCGTGGTTTTAAAAAGCCAGACTATGGGTGCGTCGAACCAGACTGTCAACCTCGTTAAGCCTATTTGCTTTGTCGCAGACCAGTCTTACGAATGGTTAATGGGTACGAACGCTGATTTAGACCCGCTGGCTTCTGTCGGCCAATATTACAAGATTATTGGCACGACCGGCATCCAGCAGGTTGATGTCAGCGGTGGCGCTATGACCGGCACAGCTCGCCAAGTTATCTGCACTGCAGTCGACCCACAACAGTTGGGCGGCAGCGGTACAGGTAGCGGCTTGCGGCAGGGTTTGTTCAAGTTCGTCTTGGTATCTGACTTTACCCAGGGCTAAAATAAATGGCTACAATACAACAGCTTTTTGATTTAGCAGACCCCCGTATTCGACACATTTGGGATGAAAAGCAAACACAGCTTTCCACCCGCTTGGAATACGGTATGCTCGGTTTGACCGACTGGACCGCCGACATCTTGAACTCCGAGTTCGAGAACTTCAGCGGCTTGGGTATGGCCCAGATGACCGGCGAGCAAGAACCCTATAAGCGTGAGGACATCGCCCAGGAAAAACAGGTAACTATTACTCCTGTAAAGTTCACCAAAGCTATTTCCATCTCGGAAGAAATGTTGCGTTTTAACCTCTGGCCGGAAATCAACAACCTGGTCGGCGGGGTCGCTAACTCCTTAAATGCGAGAATCGACTTTAACAGCATCAAGATTTTCTATCTTGGATTCGGTACTACGTTTTTCACTGGCGGCGACGGCCAGCCTCTGTATTCCGCTGTTCACCCTATGGGCGACGGCAGCACGCAGAGCAACACGCTTGGGACGGTCTCATTGTCTTACGACAACCTGAAAACCGCCTTGCAAGCAATGGACCTGTTTTATGACGACAAAGGCATCCGCCTACTTCCTTGCACTAAGCTCCGCTTAATTGTCGGACGCAAGAACAAGGAACGTGCGGAAGAAGTTTTGCGCTCTATCGGCAACCCTGATTCTGCTAATCGCATCTCAAACGTTTTCGCAAACGGCTTGGGCTATATCGATTACAAAGTCAGCAACTGGCTGCCCGACGCTTACCAGTACTACTGGTTCATCGTCGATTTGGAACGTGCTTCTTATATGGCCTTCCAGGTCTGGGGCTGGAGACCTCGTTTCGATGACGACAAAATCGTCAACAACGGAACGAAAGTCTATACCGGCTCTACGATGTTCCAGCCAGGATTCCAATCTTGGCAGTGGACCATCGCTTCTGCAGCTACTAGCTAAACTTGAACTTCGTATGCAGTTTATAAATCAGCATACGCCAGACGGGGCGGCTGGACCTCCGCCCCACCTAACAGGGTCATTTGACCCTTAATGGTCAAGACCTTGACCAACCAATTAAGAAAGGAAAAATTTTATGGCAGCTAATTCATCGGGTGCAAGCGTATTCGCAAAGCACCCCACAATCTCTGGTCTTTATGTGGGACAGACAGATAGTACTTCTACTATAGGTATAGACCCTATTGTATTTTGTATTTTTAGAGGTTTGGCTTCAACAGACGTTCTTGATACGACCGCTAGTACTTATCATCACGGCTGCTTAGCTATCGTAGTGGATGATTCATCAGGAACCGCTAGTGTATATCAGAATACCGGAAGCTACACTGCTCCATCTTGGACTTTGTTTGACACGGGAACTTCATTCAGTTTACCCGCTACCGTAACTGATACAACTACTACTACTGGGACATCCTTTGGCATCACTGCAAATAGTGTAACTTCTGGTGGAGTTGAGAGTTTGACTGCGACTGGGGCTACTACTGGTTATATCTTTAAAGTAGTCGGTGCGGCCGCTACATTGAGTACTGGTTTCTATATTGTTGCTAACGATGGAGCCTTGAATGTATTCACTGTTGGTGCAAATGGCCACTTAACTTCCAACCAGACAACTGCGCCTACCGTTGCCTCTACTGTCGCACAAGGTATTACCGCTGCCGCAATTACTGCGGGTGGAACTGACACTTGCGGCATTATTACCACAACTGGTACGCAGAATAATACCGCTGATTCTACTATTACAGTCACGTTCAATAAAACTTACACTACAGCTCCGAAAGTTGTTCAATTGACAGCAGCTAATGCTGCTGGTGCTTCCGGCCAGGCATATATTAGTTCTATTACGGCCACTACTTTTGTAGTAGGTTTCGCTAAGAGCGCAACCTGGGCGGCTACTCCGTCTTATAACTATTTGGTAGTTGCTTAAAGGTCAAATGGTTTGGCGGCTCCATTTAAAAACCGCCGAGAATTAACTCAAATATATGATAAATTTTACAGATAATGTTAATTTGCTTAATGCGGTAACTGCAACGGTGGCTAACACATCGGCTTCACAATATGACGTGAGCAAACGCGGACTGAAATCTATTCAGTTTACTTGTAGCGGTCATACTTCCGGAAATGGAGCATTTGGAGTGGAAGTTTCTGATGATGGGGTTAATTGGATTGTTTATAATCGATTAATTCCAAATCTAAATGGCACTAATTCTCAAACTGATGCTTATGTTAGTGCGCCGACACTTTCATCCAATACTTCCGCTATTTATTTTTTCCCCGTAAGCGATTATTTCCGGATGATTAGGGTGTTCGTTACAGTTACAACTGATGGTGTATATACTGCGACTTTACAGGCCGCAGGTTAATAATTAACGACAATCCAATGAGAATGACAAAAGAACTCTCGAAAGAAGAGCTGATGGCAATGCCTTTAGTGGCGCTTCGTGGCATTGATGTTGACACTCCCCAGCAACAGGAATTGTTGCAGGAAATTGTCAATATCAAGTTAGCTGGTATGCCAGTTCAGCGGCCGGTTTATCGCAAAGATGTGCCGGATATTCAAACTCCCCAGGAAGAAGCCAAGTGGCAGGAAATTATGAGGCAACGTGAAGCCAAGATTCGAAATCAGGACGTTCCTGCGCCGGAAGTTCCGGCTGAAGTTCCTACTGCCCCAGTAGAGGCTCCGGTGGTTGTTCCTCCAACTGCTCCTGTTGAACCTGCTCCGGCTGCTCCGGCTGCTCCTGTCCAAGCCCCCACCACTCCTGATGAAAGTGGAATGGCGCAAGCGACTGGTGAAGGCGAGCCGGTTACGATGGCTATAGGAGTCAGCCCCAGGCTTACCAAGAGCGGTAAGCCAGATAGACGAATTAAAGTAAAATAGTGCTAAAATTAAATGGGTAGTAGCTCTCGTAAGTGGGGCAAAGGTTCGTTCTTTGCCCCAAAGGCTTACGACAAACAATTTTATGGCAACAGCACAACAAATCCGACCACAAATCGAACTCCGCTACGGTAGACAAAATATGCCTATCCGTGTGCCTATTTCTAATATGTTACTTGACCCCGTTGCCAAGACGTATCTTTCGACCGATATGCCTGCTGGTAGCAGCGAATTAAATGTCCAAAACATTTCTAACTTCGGCGTTGACCAATGGCTTTTAATCGGCGACCCTGGCAACCAGAATTCGGAGATTATAAACACGAACCATACCTCTACTCC